CCTTCAATGGATCATCCACCGCTTCCCTATCAAGGGCGGCATCAGCATTCGTGACATGATGATACGTGAGGCCTCTCGGCCGAACCTGCTGCTCAAACTCGTTCGTTTGAAAGACGAAGAATGACCCGCCAAGCCCTCATCCAGCACCTCCAGATCATCTCCTCCCTCAAAACCGCCACCGCCCAGCGAGTTCGCGAACTTCACGAACTCGAGGCCCGAACCCAAACCGACCTCATCGCGGCCCGGCAGATCGACTCCTTTCTGGACTTCTACGCCGAGCATTGCCAACGGGAGATAGCTAAGCTCGACGAAACCCCTGGATAAAGTTCTTGACAATGTGACGGTTTTGTGATACAGTCTGATTTCGCGCTTGAGGGAGGGCGCCAGCATGACCAATCTTTCTGCTCATCAGTCTCGCACATCGACCAAGCTTTTACTCCTGGGCCACCCTGGCACTGGCAAGACTGGGGCACTGACCTCGCTGGTCAAGGCTGGATACAAACTCCGCATCCTCGATTTCGATAACAAGCTCGCTGTGCTCCGCTCCTTTGTCGAGCGTGACTGCCCCGACAAGATCGGAAACGTTGAGTTTGTTACTCTCCGCGACAAGTACAAGGATACCCCATCCACAATAACTTCGGGCAAGGCGGTCCACACTGCCAACCCCGTTGACGGTCAGCCCAAGGCTTTTCCCCTCGCGCAGAAGCTCATCGCCAACTGGAAATACGATGACGTAGATCTCGGAAAGCCCTCGGAGTGGGGCGAGGATACTATTCTCGTGATCGACTCCTCCACCACAATGGGCATTGCTGCTTTCAACTGGGCCTGGTTCATGAACCCTGGTGCGGCAGAGATGCGGAACGTTTACAAGTCTGCTCAGGACGCCTTCGAGAACATAATCCAAATCATCACCAGCGACAACTTCAAGGCTAACGTTATCCTGATTACCCATATCAGGTACATGGACGGCCCTGAGGGTACTCAGAAGGGTTTCCCCACTGCAGTTGGGGCCGCTCTTGGCCCTGTTATTCCCATGTACTTTCCTTCAACCGCAATGATGGAGAATGTCGGCTCAGGAGATAAAACAGTTAGACAAATGCGAATTGTTCCTACACCCATGATCGACCTGATGAACTCAGCGCCATTCGCGTTTAGTACTCCTACCCTGCCCATCGCTACCGGGCTGGCAGACTTTTTCAAGACAGTGAGAGGAGAGAAATGAAAGACTCATTCAAAGCCGCAATCAAGGCATTCGCCGCAGAGGCCAAGACCGCCATCGACGACCTTCAGAATAAGATCGACAAAGAGGAAGAAAAGGACGAGATCAACGACGAAAAAGTAGATGAACTCTCGGAATTGAAAGATGACATCGAGGCGGCGCTCAACGCCGTCGAAGAAATCAACATCGGAGAATAAAAATGGACGCTTTCGCAGACATCCTCAACAAGCCCTCGGGCGAAGCCCCCAAGCCGCAGGCCCTCCCGTCGGGCACTTACCTGACCGTGGTCGATGGCCCCTTCAAGTCCAACAAGGTCGGCAAGGACCAGACCGATACAGTGGACTTTTCCCTGAAGGTTCTCCAGGTCATGGAGGCTAATGCCGAAGAGGCCGCTGCCATTCCTGATGGCATCCCTGGCAAGACCATCTTCGCCCGGTTCTTCATCACTGACGCGGCCCTCTATCGCCTCGACGAGTTCTTGGAGCACCTCGGCATCGAGAAGGGGCTCCCCTATAAGCAGGCCCTAGCGGAGTGCCCTGGGAAGACCGTCGTAGTCAATCTCGGTCAGCGGCCGTCATCTGACGGAACCAGGATGTTTAACGAAGTCAAGAGCTACGCGAAGCCCTAGGGCCGAGCGACTCCACCGGGAGGGGCTCTCCTTCGACCTCCCGGTGGAGGACTATACCAATGATACATTTTGGGGATCATACCACCAATGAGCAAACGCAGCACCCTTAACTCTTTATGGCAGCGCTATCTCTCCCAGCCCACCAAGATCTCCCCTGAGACCCAGGAGTACGTCGCAGCCCTCAAGCGAAAAATCGATGATCTTGAGATCGAGAACGCTGGGCTTCGGGGCGATCTCAAAGCAATGGCAGGGACTTCAGAATGACCTCCGGCACTTTTCGTTCCCTCGAGATCTCATCCATCGTAGTCAACCGCGAAGAGCGCCATCGACGCGAACTCGTCTCAATCCCCGAACTTGCTTCGTCAATCCAGCGTAACGGCCTCGTCCACCCCATTCTGGTCCAGCGCGAGTCCCTCGTTCTCATCGCCGGAGAGCGCCGCCTCGAGGCCTGCAAATCCCTTGGCTGGACCCACATCAATGTTCAATTCGAGGACGAGGCCGATCCCGCTGAACTCCAAATCCTCGAACTCGAGGAGAATATCCGCCGTACCGATCTAACATGGCAAGACAACTGCCTTGCCATTCACCAGTATCATCGGTCCCGGCTCTCCACTGAGCCCGATTGGACTCAGGCCAAGACCGCCCTGGCCCTAAACATGAGTCCACAAGATCTGTCCAAGAAAATGTCTGTGGCCGAGGAACTTGTCGAGGGCAACTCCCGAGTCAAAGAGGCCCCAAAACTTTCCACTGCCGTTGGCATCACTAATCGATCAAGGGAGCGCGCCGCCGAGGCAGCCCTCAACCCCATTCGCGCTCTCCATAAAGCCGCCGAACCCGCTCCCGAACCCGAGTCCATCCTCATCGCTGACTTCAACGAATGGGCCAAGACCTACAGTGGACCTCGATTTAACTTTATTCATTGTGATTTCCCTTACGGCATTGGCGCCGATAAGTTCAATCAGGGCAGCGCTCCCCTTCACGGAGGTTACTCGGATACAGAAGATGATTATTGGAAGCTCCTGGGTACTCTTCACGATAACGTGGAGCGCCTGGCTGCTGAGTCATGTCATCTGGTGTTTTGGTTCTCGATGAAGTTCTATAAGGAGACCCTGGACTTTTTGGCTAAGACCCCCTTCGAGATGAACCATCTCCCCTTGATCTGGTTGAAGAGTGACAACTCCGGGATCATCCCGGACCCTCAAAGGGGACCGCGCCAAGTCTACGAGACGGCACTCTTTGGGGCCTCCGGCGATCGCAAGATTGTGAGGGCCAAGTCGAACGCCATCGCCCTCCCTTCAGTCAAAGACATCCACATGAGCATCAAGAACCCTGAGATGCTTGAGTACTTCTTCGGGATGCTCGTCGATCAGAATACGAGAATGCTTGACCCGACCTGTGGGAGCGGTGGCGCTTTGCGGGCCGCTGAGCGCTTAGGCGCGGCCTACGTCATCGGACTGGAACGAAACGAGGAGTTCGCACTGAACGCGAGGAAGGCACTAAAGGCTCAGCGAGCACTGAAGAAGACCACATGAACGATATGACCGAGATTCGCTGCGTCGATTGCCCTTCGACCCGGATTCACGCCCGTGGGCTTTGCCTTAGCTGCTATCAAAAGCGGCGCCAAAAGCGCAAGCCCCTTCCCCCGACTTATAAGCCGGTCTACTCCGCCGATGAGATAAAAGACCCCCACATTCGCTGGCTCTTCCAGGAGATCGTGGACCAGGGAGTGAAGATAGACAACGTTTGTCTTCGCTCCGGGGTCGGCCGTGATGTTCTTCAGCGAGCGAAAAGATCGAGTAGTATCGCTCTTTTCAACTTCAAGTGTGTGGCCGAGGCCCTCGGGTATGAGATACTGATGGTAGCGAAGGAGGTCAAGAATGGACCAATTACAACTGACTGAACGAGAGAGACTACTTATCGCTCAGGTCCGCAAGAATCGAGCGACTTTTGTCGAGGACAACCCCAACAAAATATACACCAGACAAATGGGGCGAATGTTTCTTGATACAAAAATCGATCCTACTCGAGTAGACTTTATCCTTGATCAGGCTCTAGGGCTCGCTCGCATTCTTTTCGATGAACCCTCTCGCCACGGCCACCCTCGCTTCTACGAGTTAACTCGCGCCGAGGAAGACCTCCATTCCCGCAAGAACGAGGACTACGCCGGGGGCGGTCCTCCGATGGGCAACTTCGAGCGGGTCGCTAAGTTCTTCTCGATGTACCCAGGGTTCTCTTTGGACACTCCGCATGGCGTCGCCATCGTCTATTTCATGAAGCAACTCGACGCAGCCCTTTGGCTTCTCGCAACGAAGCGAGAGGGGAAGGTTGAGGGAGTGGCGGAAAGGCTGAGTGATCTGTCGGTTTACGCGAAGCTGGCTAGAATCATGTATGAGGAAAGCAATGCCAAAGATAGCTGAAATCGAAGTCATCGACGGCGAGCTTTGGGTCAAAGTCGATAGCGCCTATCCAGACCACGAGAATGTAACGCTGTTTAACGACGAAGAGATTCGGGAGGTTAAGCGGCAAGTCATTCGAGAGGTTCTCGAACTTATTCAAGATTTGTATCTGCCATGATTTGCTTGGTCGGCGAGGCCTGGGGCTCCGAGGAAGAGCGCCTCAACGGAGTCCCTTTCATTGGGCCTGCCGGAGTCCAGCTCATCCAACTCCTCGCCGACTCGGGACTCCTCGAATTGAGTCCCTACGACAAGTCCATGCTTCATTCATACTGGATCGCCAAGGACTCTAATTACATTGCCTTGCTTTGGAAGGCCCACCCTGAGTTTCACTGCACTAATGTTTTCAAATTGCACCCTCCGAGAAACGATCTCAATGCGCTTTGTACGTCTAAGACGGAAGCTGCGCCGGGTCTATCGGCACTCACACCCGGCAAGTATTTACGAGCAGAATTTTTGCCTCATGTACTCGATTTATATGATGAGATCGAGAAGCTTAATCCTGATCTCATCATCGCCTTGGGTAATACAGCATGTTGGGCGTTAATGGGGCAGACGAGCATATCTAAAATCAGAGGTGTTGCGGTGTATTGCAATCCTGCGGAGCGCAAAAATGCCTTACAGAGATAAACTGAACGGCGAGTTTTTAGACGGAACTAACGTGCACAAGGTTTTTGAGTATGATATTCATACAGGAATTCTCTATAGAATTATGATGTCTGGCTCTCGTAAAAAAGTAGGAACGAGCAAAGGTGACGGGCATCTTGTAGTTACTTATGGTCGCAAACAGTATCCAATAACTCACATAATATGGCTCATTTTGAATGGTAAACTTCCTGATAAAAACATCGAGCACAAAGATCTCTATGGAGAAAACAATCACGTTACTAATATTCGAGAAGCCAATCAAAGCCAAAATATGGCTAATATAGGCGTAACAGCACGAAGCAGATCCGGTGTAAAAGGAGTTTTTTGGGATAAAGTTAGAAATAAATGGGGAGCTTATATAGGCCACAATTACAAAACCTATAATCTTGGGCGATATGACTCTGTTGCAGAAGCAAAAGCCGCATACGATAAAAAAGCCAAAGAGCTTTTTGGCGAGTTCGCTCGCTCATGACACAGTTCAAATTGATCCCAGTATATCATCCGGCTGCGATTCTTCGCCAGTGGGATCTTCGCGCTGTTACTGTCATGGACCTTCAAAAAGCTAAAAGGGAGAGCGCTTTTCGTGAAGTCCGTCGTCCTGAGCGAACAGTCTATATCGAGCCCGATCTCTTCGACCTCGAATGGTTTTACACTAATCATATCGCAGCCGCCAAGCGCCTTGCGGTGGATATCGAGACGGTCGGCGATCAGATATCTTGCATTGGTTTTGCGCCCTCGATCAACACAGCCCTCACAGTCCCTTTCATTGACTACCGAAAGGGAGGTAATTACTGGATCGATCTTGATACCGAACTCAAGGCTTGGGCCTGGGTGCGAAACGTGTGCCTCAGTTCGGTTCCCAAGGTGTTCCAGAATGGATTATTCGACCTGCATCGATTGTGGCGTGGCTATGGTATCCGCGTCAATAATGCAGAGGATGATACTATGCTATTATCTCATTCGCTTCATCCTGAGGCTCCAAAAGGTCTCGCGTATTTAGGATCAATTTATACCTCAGAAGCTTCATGGAAGTTAGATGTCCGTCACAGTAAAACTATTAAGAAGGAATCCTGAGGTGATCCAACTCAACCCTCCCCTCCCCGTCATCACTCCCAACGGTCCGGCCCTAGCTCACCTCGTCGTAGATTACGGCCCCGAGCATGATCTAATCTGGGTCTGCTTTCAAGAGAATGGGGAATGCTGGTCGTGGCCGAACCCGAAGATCAGAGCGCAGAAAAATGTAACGATGGGGAGGATGCTCAGTGAAACGGGTTTTGATACTAAGTCCTTTTAAGGGCGACATCGCGGCCAACGTTGAGTATGCTTGGCGTTGCGTTATTGACTCGATGCAAAGGGGGGAGGCGCCTTGGGCCTCTCATCTTTTCTATACCCAGATCATGAACGACTCCAACCCTGCCCAACGAAGTCTCGGATTTCAGTGTGAGGAGGCGTGGTTGAGGGCCGCAGACTTAGTGGCCGTCTACACCGACCGCGGGATGAGTTCAGGAATGATTAAGACCATAAACATGATCGGGGAGAGTTACCCCTGGGTGCCGCTTCAGTTAAGGTCGCTTAAATGAGAGCCATTAAAACCGCCGACCTCACCCCTTCATCACTCTCCTCCGAGTCCGAGAAGCTCTGGGTTTATTGTGGATTAGATAATTGCGTCACCCTTGAAGTCTTCGAGGCGATGGAGCCACAACTCGATAACATCACCAGGGCTACTTACGAATTCGAGAAGTCCTTGCAGGGCCCGGTCATCGAGATAAACATGCGGGGCGTGTTGATCGACGCTGAAGAGCGCGAACGCTCCATCGGTCTACTCCAAACCAAGCTCACTCAACTCGAGAAGCAACTCACTCGGCTCCTCCAGGAAGGTGTGGGGGTTTTCATTAACTGGCGGAGCCCGGCTCAGCTTAAAGAGCTTTTCTACAAAACGATGGGCTTCCCGCAGATCATCAAACACGGCAAAGTGACGGTGGATAGAGATGCTTTGGAGAAACTGGAATCTCATTTTTATGCTGGACCTATTGTTCGCCATTTGCTGGCTATGCGTGATGTTGCAAAGAAGATTTCGGTTCTCAAAACCAGCACTGACAGTGATGGACGGATTAGAACTAGCATTAACATTGCCGGTACTTCTACTGGCCGCTTTAGTTCTGCTATATCTGATTTTGGCTCCGGTGGGAATCTGCAGAATGTAGAGGAGCAACTCCGCCGCCCCTTCATCGCAGACCCCGGAATGAAATTCGCCTACATCGATTTGGAGCAGGCTGAGTCTCGGGCTGTTGGCGCCATCGAGTGGAATCTCTTTCACGACGGGCGGTATCTTGATGCTTGCGAGTCGGGTGATCTCCACACCTCCGTCGCCAAGATGATGTATCCAGAGATGGCCTGGACCGGTGACCTAGCTAAGGATAAAGAAACCGCCGAGGCTCCATTCTATCGTCAACACTCCGTTCGACATATGTGCAAAGTCTTGGGTCATGGATCAAACTACGCTGGTCAGCCCTGGACTATGGCCAAGCATACCAAGATGGACCAGAAACTCATAAAAGCCTTCCAAGAGAAATACTTCGAGGCCTTCCCCCACAAGGCATGGCACCAATGGGTGCGAGAAAGGATAATGGAAGATGGCTATCTTGTCTCTCTCACTGGTCGCAGACGATGGTTCTTTGGTAGAAGAAATGATGATTCCACTATCCGAGAAGCGATTGCCTTCGACCCGCAGGGGTCTGTGGGAGATATACTTAACCGCGGAATGCGACAAGTCTGGCGCCTTGGTATTAGTCAACTCTTACTCCAAATCCACGACGCTATCCTTGTTCAATTTGCTGAGGACGAGGAGGATGAGATCCTTCCCAAGATTCTCGAGGCGATCAAAGTCCCGATCGAACTTAATCACAACAGAACTTTGGTTATCCCGGCTGAGGCAAAAACAGGCTTCAATTGGAGCAACTTCTCCAAAGACAACCCCGACGGACTAAAGAAATGGAAGGGCGGAGACATGAGGAAGCGCTCACCGAAGATTTCGTTGCTTGATCGAATCTACTAAATGCCCTTGGCGCCTATCACGCGCCGCCTCCCTTCTTGGGTTGATGGGTTCCTCGAGTTCACAGTGAACAAGAAGTCCCCGGAGATCTTTAAGAAATGGAGTGCGATAGTAGCCATCGCGGCGGCGATGGAGAGAAGATTGTGGATCAGGACCACCACGGGAGAACTGTTCCCTAATCTGTACGTATTCCTGGTCGGGCCACCTGGAGGCGGAAAAAGTGTCGCGTTGAACCTCGGTGAAAAACTCGTTCGTGAAGTAGAGGACCTCAAAATTGCCCCAAACAATATCTCAGCTGCCAGTCTCACTGATGCTCTCAGTGAAGCAAAGAGAAGAATTGTTGACCTCAATTCTCCATACCTGGAGTTTAATTCCCTCTTTGTATCCGCAAGCGAACTCTCTGTTTTACTTCCAGCTTATGACTTGGGCATCATGGCAAACCTCACTAAGTTCTGGGACAACGAAGCCTTCAAAGAATGGAAGCGAGGGGGAGGACTAAGAATTGACATTGCCAAGCCTCAAATCAACTTGCTCGGAGGTTGCACTCCTGAGTTCCTTAATAACTTCCTCCCTGTCGGTGCGTGGGGCCAAGGCTTCATGGCTCGAGTCATCATGGTTTA